CTGCAACGGTTGCTGTATTAATAGTTGCTACCGTCGTTCCGGCTGCACCACCATCTTTAATATCGATGATACCGGCACCCGCTCCGTGAACACAATAAACGGATTTTATTCTAGCTGAGCCTCCTACAATAGCTCCGGAAGCACTTAAATGCTTCGATTTAATAGTTGTAAATCCCATAATTCTCTTATTCTATCTTACTTGTGTAAGGGCGTCTATACAACGCCCTCACACTAAATTTACTGATTACACACCAGGTGATGCGAAAATTCCTCTAGGGTCAGACCAGCCGAAGCTGTATCTTTCTCTAGCTTTGAATCTCACGTTACCAGTGTCGAAATCTCCTTCAATTGCTGTCTTAATAGGAGCTCTAAGGAAATGTTTCAATCCATTAGGTGCATCCGTAATTAAGAAGAAAGCATCAGTATCTGTTAGGTAGTGATTCACAAAGAAACCTTGTGGAACCATTCCCATATTTAATACTGCATTGATGTCGTTCTTAGCAAAAGCGTTTGAACCACCAGCAGTTGTAGATAAAGGTGATCTTAAAATTCTCTCAGCTGTAAATTGTAATTCTTTTGGAATTATCATTCTTACACCTTGAAGAGCGATTTTTAATCCTCTTTCGTCTACGAACGCTGCAATATCTATTAATGCTTGTTCAAGTGAAGTTTCCGCCAAATCTGCTGCAGTTGATAATTGGTTTCTGAATGTACCGCCAGTAGCTAACGGGTGAGAAGTGTTACATAAAGAAACACCGTCTCCTCCAGTTGGTCCACCAGTAAATGCATTGTTAAGAACATATGCCGCTTTAACTTGTTTAGTATGCGCCATAGATCTTGCTAATGCTCTAGTATATCTTGCTGCCAATCTATCGTACAGGTTATCTTCGATCGCCTCTTCAGTGATAGCAAAAGCGAGAGCAATTGTCTCGTTAGTGTATCTAGCTGTGTAGACTTCTTTAGCGTCATCGTAGTTTACCATCGCACCTTCAGTTTTTACTGCTGCTGCACCAAATCCTGAAAGCATGACTTCTTCTTCAAACGCTCTGTCCGAAGTTTCTGTAGCGAATATCATCGCTGCTTCATTGTCGTATCTATTATATTCCAGGCCAAATAAAGCATTCAAACCTGGCTCTAGTTCTTTAACTAGTTGTGATCGTGATATAGCCATAAGTTATTCTCCTCTATTATAGACCTGTACCACTTCTGTAGAAGTGGTTGTTGATTCTAACAAGGACATTTACGTTCGCTGATCCTGCGTCGGAATTGTCAACATTTTGTGAAATATCAATTGCTTGTATTACAAAAGTTGAAGCTGTTCCGGAAACAGAATAGTCTAGCTGAACTTTAGATGTACCACTGTTAGTATTACCCGTTACATTCGTTACTGAGAAATTTTTAAAAATATCTGCAACAGCAAATGCTCCATCTGAATCAATGGAAGCAACTAAATCCGGATCATCAAGAACAGTAGCAATAATATCACTAGCTGAAATTGAACCTGGATAATAGTTTTTCCATGTAGGTTTAGATGTTGTCGGGTCGGTATAGAATACACCATTAAATACTCCAACTACAGCCGTCGTACTATTCGCAGTATGTCGTTCAATTCCACCCGCAGCTACTGGGGTTACCAGGTCGCCTTGGAAAATTGCTGTTCCATATCCACTTGCAATACGATATCTGTTTTGGGCATTGATAAATGGTGATCCGTCAATTTTTCGAACTGGTTTAAGTCCGAATTTTTCTGACACGTTCGCCATAGTCTATCCTCCTTGGTTAAACAAATATCGATGTTGGACTTTTACCAAAAAATTAATTAGGTTTTCGTCCGCCACCAAAAGTTACCCGTGACTGTCTATCTATATTGATAGGCATTCCCGGTCGTTGCTCCTTCATAAGATCATTATCCACCGCGTTCATTTGATCAGCTGAAATTCTTCTAAAATATTCAGCGCGCGATTTCGCAATCTCTTCAGGTATCCTTGCCAACACAAGGCCACTAACCCCAATTAAACCAGCGTATTTTCCTTCCATAATTGATGGATAATCATTAGCTCCAATTTCACTCTTCAGTGTATCAGCTCTAACAAATTCCCATCCTTCTCTCAGTTTCTTAGATACATTTCCAGTATCTTGAAAACCCATTGACTCGACTCTTATCCATCGCTGGATATAGCCTTTAGGCGCTGGTGGCGCATCGAGACTAGATGGTGGCGTCCAAGGTTGATTACGTTGTTCTTTTGATCTCTCTTGTGACGCGCGTGAGGTCTTTAATTTATCACTTGACTCTTTGGTCATGCTTCCTCCTTCACGTATTTAGCGTATTCTTCTAGTGGCACCCCTAATTTTTTAGCAATAGCCACCTGTGATTTGGTGAGTCTCACAGTTCTGCGTCCTTGTTGTTTTCTACCAGCTGAAGCCACCGTTTGGACGGGTCTTCGTGGCTCGGCTTTCTCTTCGGTAGAATCCGTATTAAATCGATCAGGAAAATAACTTTTCATCTGACGATTTATCTCAGTATAATACTCCTGACTGTCTACTTCAATACCACGACTAGCAATATCATCATGGATACTCCATGCTGCGTTAGTCATGACCTTGTCTTTACCAAACCATTCATTTTTTTCAGCCCAATTTCTCGCTTTTTCACTAGGCTGAGGTAGTTGATCAGGAATCTGATCAGTACCGGTTTGTGTACTTTTTCCTCGTTCTGCTACCTCTTTTTCCCGTTGTTCATTTTCGGCAATTTTAAGGCGCGCTTTTTCTTTCTCAACTGCTAGTTGTGTTAGCTTATCATTAGCTGACATAATTTTGTCAGCGTCTTGAGAAGTTATTGCATCTTTCAATTGATTTTTTACTTGTTCACGTTGAGAATCAACTCTTGCATCAAATTCTTTTAGATACTGTTGATCCGCAGCTTTGAACTGATCCATAGAATGGTCATATTTTTTTTGTAAACCTTTTGCAAAGTCTAGAGCTGCTCTTTCTCTTCTTTCAGCTTCTCTATAACGATGAGTTAGTTTATCAATTCTTTTTTGAACATTCCCTGAGATCTTTGAAAGATCATCAATCGGTTTTTCTTGTAGGGCTGGTTCAGGTTCTTCTTTTTCTTCTTCCACCATCACTTTAGCCTTTTCAGCTTTTTTTTCTACGTGATCGGTATATCCTAAATCAACTTCCCCTTTATTTAGATTGATATCTTCTTTTTCGTCTTTCTTAACCTCTTCCGGTTTAACTTGAACGGTTTGATCTTTTTCTTTAACATCATCCGTATCAAGATCAACTTCTTTAGGCTGTGTTGCTTCTTCTGCCATCGGTTATCCTCCTAATATAAGTGAAGAATATCTTCCGGCTTTTTAATCGTGGCTATGATTTCATCATCGTTTAAAATTCGGTGTTCACCAAATTTAGTTTTAAATCGAGATCCAGCATAGCGCCCATAAATAACAAACTGTCCTTCTTTACACCAAGCTCCAGTTGGAAATTTATCTTTATCTTTATAACAAAGATCTCCCATCATAATGACTAATCCGACAACAGTTGTCATCTCAATCATCTCTTGTGTTGTATCCGATAAAAGAATTCCACCTTTGGTTTTCTTTTCACCGGACCAAGGCCTTACTAACATACGATAACCTACAGGTTTTGGGAGAATCGCTAAATATTTTTGAACGTCCTCGCTTTTTGTAGGAACCGGCTGTCTAGCTTCAGAGTTGGGGGACGGATTAGGAATTTCTAATCCTTTAGGTTTTATTAGTGTCGCCATCAATATTCTCCTTTTGCAGGTTCTTAAAGTCCTGAAGCAATGCTTCATAAGCATTGAGTCGACCTCTAGAATACTGCAATTTCTCAAGTGTGTCTACACCCTGGCAAATATGATCTTTAACCGCATTAATTTCTTTATTAATATGAACTTTTAAGGTTTGTAGTGTAAAAGGGTCTAAATTTAAATCAGCCATGGAAAGTTCCCATCCGGATATTTTTTATCCATATATTCTTTACCTTTTAAATACCATTGTTTTGCATGCTCTAATTGTTCTTTTGTACCGCGTCCTAATCTAAAATTCAAGGTATATTGTTTAGTACATTTAAAATTAGGATATTTACTGGCTAAATTATCAAATAAGACTTTATCGGTTCTCTGCTTCAACATTCGGGTTAGGTGCCACAGGGGAGCTAACCATATTAATTTATCTTTAGGACAAATGAAAGATTGACCATCCACAAAATAATAATCCTGTCCCGTTTGTTGTTTAACTTCATAACTATTCCATACAGGATGAAATCCAATCGATTCAAAAGTATCCTTACAAATTAATTTTTTATCAGGATCCCAAATACGTCTTAAACTGAATACCCAATCTGCTTTGGTTTCTTCAAATGTTTTTAAAACGACTTCACAATGATTAGGTTCTAACCAATCCCCCGCTCCTAAAACTTGAAAATAATCATAACTAATTAAATGAACAAATCCTGAAATTAAAGGTTCCGGTCTTCCCTTTGTAACTCTTTCTTGAATATGATAATGAAGGGTATTTTTAGGTTTATAATACTCTAAAATTTTTTTAACAATGGCATTACCCTCCGGAGTATCCGTAACAAGAGTGTGTTTAAAATTAGGCACCGTCTGATTTTGGACACTTTTAATAGTATCCACCAAGAGCTCTTCTCCTAAGGTAGGTGTAAAAAAGTTAATAATGGGTTCAGACATGGAGAGCTGTAGTAGAATTCATACTATCAATTGTTTTAACATTTTTATGAGTTTTTGCAATAGCCTTTAATACATCAAAGGTAGCTGCAGCTCTTTTTTCGTAGCGTCTACTTTCACAAATAATAATTTTTTTAAAGGATAAAGGATAAATTTTATCGAACGTTAGTTCTCGAGTGAATGTTTTAACATTGTTCATTTTATTTTCAATATCCGGAAAATAATAATCGGAATCAATATTAGCGATCCAATGATATTCTGTAATAATGTTTTGATAAATAAGAGCATAGATCCAATTGGCTGGTCCATATCTTCCTTGTTTTTCCACTATTAAATGATTATTCTCATAACCTAAATCATGATGATGATCGATATTATATAAAATTTCTCCTTTTTGAATTAAAGGATAAGCTTGATGATGTTCTTGAATAAAAATAAGTTCTTCAGCAATAGGATATTTATCTAATACAAGATGAATAAGTTGAATGAATTTTTCGTGAGTTTTAGCCCAGTCACAATCGATGGTTAAAACAGGCATGGAAATTTTTTATTTCTTGCCACCATTCCTGAAGACCTGAGTTCCCTTTATGCCAAAAACGCTCGCCACGACAAGAATCCATAAATTTGTGAACCATTTTGGAAGGTTAGAAAAATACTCAAAAAAGATTTCTATCTTCTCCATAGCCGCCGGATCCTCTGTCCACACCGACCAGGCGAGCACCAGGATGGGGAGTGTAAGTATCGCAAGAACGATTTCGTCCTTGTAGTCGTTTTGCCGGGCTTCTAAAAGTTTGCCCTGGTAAGTTTCCTCACCTCGCGCCATTTTTTCTGCATGCATTAACTGTGCGTCAGACATCGCCATCTTCGTACGTTGACGATTGGCGTAAATTTTACTTCCCGCCTGTAGTGCTATTTTTGCTAATCCAAACCAAGCCATTATAATAAATCCCTATCAATGTTCTTCCCAATAATCAAGCCCCCAGTAGCGTGTTTAGTTTTAAAAGTAGATTCTAATTTAGCTTGGTAGGTCCCTAACTTCTTAAAATCTCCTTCTAACTTCGATACTTTTTTCCCGGTTTCTTTTCCTGTGTATCTATGAATGTTTTTATATTGATTTTTCTTTAACATAGCTGTTGCAACTTTTTTCCCTTTATAGGCTACGGGTGTTCCTTTACCTGGAGTCCAAGGAGTCATTCTAGATCTTAAAAGACTACGTGCTTTCAAATTATTTTTAACCGCTATTTTTGCTAGTTTTTGAACTCGTTGACGCAACGTTTCTGTTAAAGCAAGTTTTCTAAGCGTACCTACTTTGACCTTTTCCCCGGTTGGTAATTTAGCCGTTTTAGAATAAAGTTTTCCTTTTACTTTAGGAAAGTTTTTAATCCCTTTGTAAGCGAGTTTAATGCCTTTGGTTAAAAGAGCTCCAGCTAATAATTTAACAGGACCTCCTTGTTTTCGTCCCTTGGTATAACGTTTGGGTGCTAATGCATTACTTTCATTTATAAATTGACCAGGATATATTTTTTTTAATTCTTCTTCTGTCAGTTCATGAGGACGAGGATATTTAATTTTTTTACCTTTTTTAGCTCGAAGAGGAGTAATTTGGTGTCTCAACATTTGTTTTTGATGCAAACCTTTTTTGGCATATTTACTTGCAGCTACAAATTTTTTATCTAATATCATTTTACTAAATCCTTAAAATAATCTGTGTTAGATAATATCACATCTAACCCTTGTGGGTCAGGTCCTTTGAGTGGAGGAGGACCAAATCGTTTTCCCCCTGATAATTCTTGTTTCGTACCTTTAACGAGGTTTCCTTTGCTATAAGATTGAAAGCCCCATTCATAACCCTTGGTCTCCGGTTCCGAAACTACACTAGTAACTGGAGCGGTTGTTAAAGCCTTTATGCCGGATTGATGTCCTTGTGGTCCTTCCCATTTAGGTTTTTGCGTAGCTGATTTCATTTCAGCTGGATTATTAATATCAAATCCTTTTTTCTTGTATCGTTCTGATTTTTTTTGTGGGCTTTCTTTTAGGAAACCAAAGAGGAGAGTGGGCAGCGATAGCACACTAGATGCTGCTCCCGCTATATTCCCTTTAACAACGTTAGCTGCGGTGCTAACCCCTTGAACAACGTTCTTGGCGGAAATGTTTTTATTACTTCCATTTCCTCCATAAGTTCCTTTAGGAGCTTTTCCAGCATCAAAAGCGGCTTTGCTTTTTGCTCCATATGCGGAATCCCATTCAGGCATTATTTTTTCTTCCTAATAGCTTTCGTTCGACGATCTTCTGCTGTTCGCTTCATTTTTTCTACTTGAAGTTTTTGTTCAGCAATATCTCGAGTCATATCCATCTTATCGTCGGCTACACGAATTCTTTCTTTTGCTTGATCTTCAGCGTCTTCTAATTTCATTTTTTCCACATCAATCTTTTCTTCAAATTGACCTTCCTTCATACCAATGTCTGCCATTTTTTCAGAAGATTTACGCTGCATATCCATAGCTTTTAAATCTAGTTCTTGTTGTTTCAACATCACTAAAGGGTCTTTTTGTTGCCCTACAATAGACATCTTTACTAATCGTTCCGTAATTTCAGCGATTCGTTGTGCAATCATTGCTTCAATTCTTACTCGCGCCCCTTCAGGATCTTGCTGTAATTGAGCTTGAATATCCGGATTATCTTGAATTAAAGCTCCCACTTCGGCTTGCGCTTGTAAACTGACGTGATCAGAAATATGACCGGTTAACATCGCATGGACCATAGGATTAATCTGAACCATTCGGGATTGAATAAAAGCTCCGTGAGCCGCGATATGTGCTTCATGATCCTGAGTTGGAAAAGCAAATAACATTTCCATTTTTAATGCTTCTGCATTTTCGATAGCTGGATCTTTCGGTTGAGGCTGGGGTTCCGGTTTTAAAATTTTATCAATGTCTTTAGTTCCTAGCGCTTCGTAAACTCTTCGATAGGCTTCTCTTAAATTATGCATTCTTGGATTAGATTGCGCAATCTGTAAATTCGTTTGAGCCAATGTCACTCGTTGCGTTAAGCTATAAATATTAGGATCTGCAACCGGGATAACATCAACCCGGTCATCAAAGTCTTGAACTTTGACCATTCGATTCGCTCCATAAACCGCATAAGGATAAATTGGAGGTAAGTAAGTCGAAAAAATTTTAGCTAAGAGTCTAAATTCATTACGCATAGCGTAATAGCATCTTTTGTGTACAGCATTCATGACCCTCGAACCTCGCTCTAATAAAGCCATGGTTGTTCCTACATTTCTATTCTGTTGGTCATTACCCGTTGCCATATCTGTAATAGCTGCAAAACGTTGACCTGCTCCTACTACAAATCCTAATAACTGCATTAAAGTAGCACTGGGTTCTTTGAAAGGTAAAATTTGAAATTGATCTTTGATGTTTCCACCTGGAGCATCGACATCACGAAACTCTCCAGGTTGGAAAGGTTGATCATCGTCTCTAATTCTGATTCCACGGGATTTAAAACCGGCCGGCAGGTTGCTTAAGGTACCTGCATCTAGCAGTTGTCTAAGCGCTTGCGTTGCGGTTCTTGAAAGCCCACCGATCATGTGTATGAGACCGAAGCCATAAAATCCTAAGCCAGGTAAAAATTTATAATGAACAAAATATTCAATTCGTTTTTTTGTTTCATCCTCTTCTGCATAATTACGATAAACGGATAAAACTTGGTTAGATCCTTCGTCTAAAGTGACAATATAAGGGACTTTAACATTTTTAGGAGTTTTGCTCCCTCTTTCAATTTCATATTCTTCTAAATCCAAATCGACATGCATTTCTAAAATATTAAAATTAGTTTGACGATCTGCTGTAGGGACAATTCCCTCTAGTTCATTGTATTTTTTTTGAATATCGGAAACCCCTGTGTTAATAGGTTTCAAGTCAATATCCAAATAAAATCCAGCTTTTTGTTTTTTTAAAATTTCATTTTCACTCATTTTAACTACATGAGTAATTCTTTCACAATCAAGTAAATCAGTGGCATAATAAGGAACCACTAAATCTTCTGAGGGAACGAATTTTGAAATAGCTCGTTCCATGATTTCATCATAATAAACTTTTTTAAAAGCAGACCCAGCTAATGGTAATAAAAAAAGTAATTGGTCAAACTCAGGAGTATACTCTTCCATTTTATCCATTAACATATAGTTCATGAATTGCTCAACTCGATTTGATTGTTGATACACTTGAGGAGTTTCATCCCCCACAATTTGACATTTAACTGGACCTCCGGATGGAAGTAATTCTTTATAAGCTTGTGCTTGAAATTGAGTAACCGCTTCCGCTAATAAAGGGTGAGTAACATTCGCCGAACCTCGAAAGGGGCGGGTCATCTCTGTATATTTAAATCCTAAAAGATCTAAACCTTGAGTATAACCCTGCTCCCAATCTTTTCTTGATATTCTGTCTCGTTTGTAATCGTCGATTAAAGTGGTCGCCAACCTCTGAAGCGTTCGTTGATCCATTTCGGCTGCAAGATTAGCATGAAAATCTTGTGGCTCTTCGACAACCTCTTCTTCCAAAATATCTTCAGTTGGGGTTTCGATATCCACCGTAGCTTCTTCAGCTCCTGGAGTTTCAATAACTTCAGTAGTTTTATTCTCGACATCGGCCATTATTAAAATGTTAGTGTTCTTTTATTTCTACCAATTCTTGTTTTAACAAAAACACTACCTTTAGCTTTAATCATTTTACCAGTTTTAGCTCCACCCCAAAATTCCGGATAGATATCCCCTTTTTTTTCTTTGATCGCGTGATGAAGTCCTGATGTACCTGGGTGAATATCTTTAGGATATTTGACGTTTCTCCATCTTCCTGGAGTTTGAGTAATTGCTTTAGTCTCGTGAACGTTTTTATAACCTGGTTTACCTAAATGTTTACTTGCAAGATAAGCTGCACCAGCTGCTGCTGCCGCTCTGAGAATTTTCTTTCCTCTTTTAGCTTTGATCATCGAACCTGTTTTTGCTTTTTTAGTTTTCCAATCTTTTTTACGCTTGCCCCAGTCTCCATAAGATTCATCTCTTGCAACTTTTTTATCGTGCTTGGTTTTTTTCTTACCAAGTCTCATTCCAATCGATTCATCTTCTCTAGAGTAAGTGCCTTGTTTAGCTTTAACCATTGTACCTGTTTTTGCGTGTAGTTCTTTGCGAATTCGTCTTTTCTCAGCCGAAAGGTTTTTCTTACCTTTACCAGTGTGCGCTGTTTCAGCGTCCACTCTACCAAGCTCTTCAATACGATTTTCGCGTCTTGTGTTTGCCATGATATATATCTCCTTGTTTATATAAACTAGTAAGATAATACCACTTACGGTATTCCACTACAACTATCAATGGTTATTTCACAAACTTATCAAACCGA